CAAACTCTTTAACTGCATACAACACATGCGATGTAGGTACCATGAGTACGCCCTGCTCTAGTACAAACGCCCAATAATCTGCCTCAGTTACCATCACACCCGATGGCTCCCAAGACTGTGACTTCATGTACCAGCACTCTACTTCTACATAGAGATTGTTAGTGACCCACCATTTTCTATCTCGCTTTACTTCTACCTTCTTGCCTTGGGTTAGCAGTTCTTCAACTAACTGTTCACCCTTGCGCCCGTATCCAAAGTCCAAATCAAATGATGAGTTCTTTGCCACCGTTTAAACACCTACTCGTCTGCGTAATCCCTCTGCTCCTTCAGCAAGGAACACATCGTTAACATCGCAGTTGTCAGGCATGAACACGGGGAATACATTGTCCAATTCTCGTGAGATAGTCTTAGCCATCTCTTTACCTGCGTTGTCACCATCACAAAACAACATAATCTTTTCCCAGTCAGCAAGGACACGGGAGTAAAACGGCTTCCAGTTGTTGGCTCCAGGAAGTCCAACAGCAGCGAACCCAACCTGCGTTGCAATGATTGTGTCTAGTTCACCTTCGCAAATCACAAGCATGTCAGCATCTCTATCCAATGCTTGAACATTGTAAATGTGTGTGCTTGCGCCTGGTCTTGATAGGTACTTCGGACCACTATCGTTGTTTAAACTACGAAAGCGTATGTCAATCACACCTGATGGAGTCAGATATGGGATAGCCAACTTACCAAGGTAAGGTTCATGTCCTGCTTCAGGATTCGCCACGAAGCCGAGGCGGAATATACGCGCCGTTTCCTCTGCTATACCGCGACTCGTCAGATACGGTAGCGCTTCGCTTAGGCTTCCTGCGTAGTTCTCCGTTGCTTTCGCCAGTAATTCCCTCTGCGATTTGGACAGCCTTGCCATAGTTCACGCCCTCTTTCTTCATGATGATTGAATAAACATCGCCAGCCATGTCACAAGCGAAACATCTAAACCCACCAATATCAATGTTTAAACGAGCAGATTTTACATGGTCATTGTGGAAGGCGCAACGCACTGATTGCCACCCGCCACGGTTAGTTGCAACTACAAATCCATAGTGTTCAAGTACTTTAACAATGTCATGCTTAGAGGTTTGCGAGGACATCACTGAGTTTCTGAACGACATACGCTTCACCAACTCCCTTGTTGCTTGCCTTGATAATCACCAGTGGCGTAGGTGCAATGGCTAATCGTTTAGCAACTCGGTAATTCTCTGCCTCAATCTCTGCCTCTCGTATCCAACCACTCAAGTCAATGCGACCATCACGGCGTGGAGCCTTGGCTTCTACAACATAGGCACCGTTAACTCCTGGAACAAACACATCGCCAACATCATTGCGACCTGCACGAGGCAAACGCTGTGCGTTTAAACCTTGCTCCATAAACCAGTCAGTTAAATCTATTTCCCACGCTGCGCCTCTACGCTTGTTGCTCTTTTGTAGACTCACGCTCTCTCCTTTCGGCTGCTTCAACTGCTGCCCAGTACAAGTTGTAGTAGGCATCATCAAATGAAAATCGTTTCATGTGCTTGGCAATCACACCAGTGTGGGCATGTACGGGTATACCCGCAGCCTTGACCTTGCGGAAGAAGGCAATGTCCTCACCGATGAACTTCTCACCACGCTCGTTGTTCTCACCAAACCAGAAATCATCTGGAAACTTCTCGTTTAAACTCTTGAGTACACTCTTGTGCATCATCACTAGACCCATGCCAGCGTTGTCAACCTTTACTATTTGGTTCTTAGGTAAAGGGTGGAGATAACTAATCTCATACTCGTTGCCAGTTTCATTAAAGATACATGGCATAGGTTGCATCAAAGAACTTTCCATGCCCTTGGATATGAAGTAAACACCACTGACTACAGGGCGTGTTACTTTGTCAGCCGTATCCCATAGAGTCTTGAGCATCTCTTTGGTTAATACAATGTCAGAGTCAACCCACAACGCCCAGTCAGTGTTGACCTTCTGCCACATCTCTATGGCTGCTTGGCGTTGGCGTGCTATCTGATTGCCTTGTACACGCACTGCGTTGTTAATCGGTACTCCAATAGTGGGTCCATGGATAATCGTGTAGACCAAACCTTCAGTAAACTTTCCATCTGTCATGCCATTGTCACACCAAATGATGGACAGAGTTTCTTTATTGCTATGAGCCATGTTTAAACCTCGCATCTGATTTGTCTATAATTGTCATTGCATGTTCGGCTAAGTCTTTATAGGACTCTGCCATGATTACTAATCGTTCTGCGATTTCTTTTGTACAGTCGGGTCCGTGGTCCTCTCGGAGATGTCCAGCAAGTTGCGCCACATAGTCAGCAAACTGGAGTGACTCAAACCATGCTGCAGATGGGCTGAAGATTTTGCTTGTCGCTTCATCAACCAATTCCACAAAGTTAGGAAGTTCATCTAGCAAACTATCCTTCAGTGCTTGGGGTATGTCCGACTTCGCTATCGCCTCCGCCACCATTTGAGGGGTGATTGAGAGTTCCTCCATTGAGAAGGGTTGTGTGTTCCTCTTGAGTAAGTTCCTTAAATCTGCCCGTTTCTTTTTCCTGCCAAACATAGGTTCTCCATCCAACTGTCCAAGTAAAGTTCTTAGGTAAAAACATTAACTGCGCTTTCATATCTGTAACCAGTGCTTTGGTAGGAACTACAACATCTTCACTGTCGTAAGTGCCAACAAGTTCACCCATGTTTTCAGCAATCTTTAATTCCCATTTAGAACTCATCATAGAATTCCTCTCTTTCGTACTCATCAAAATCAATAACAACATCAATGACAGCCATAGCAACAATGATTACTACTGCTATAAGTATTACAAGCGAGGCAAACATCGCAAGAATAAATTTCATGGTGCCACCAAATCCTTAATCTGCATACTTGCAGGGTCGTAGGCAAGCCACACTGGTGTAGCGCCGTTGGCATCGGCGGGTCCATATCTATTCTTAACCGCACATACACCCATTGATGCAAGTTGTCCGTGTACGGTTAGTATCAGAGAAGGAGTCTGCGCAATTTTGCCATGCAACGCAGAGCGTGGCGGGCAAGGATTGCCATTAACACCTTCACTTGTATGGTGGCAAACAACAACAGCAGCGCCAGTATCTCTAGCCCACCATTTAAGTTCACGCATGAGGGTGCGCAATCCGCCCCACTCATCTTGCCCATCAATGGTTACATCTACTGCGTTGTCAAGTACGATAAGTTCAACATCTCTACCTAAACGCTCGCGGGCTGCAAGTACTGCATCCTCTACATCTTTAAGTGAAGGCGCTGAATCAAACTCCCACATGATGTGGTCAGCAGGCTTGAGCATCTGTGCTGCCCACTCTCTGTCTGCTTCCATCATTGGTTCTACTTCGGCTTGTGTTCTGCCAGTTAACATCGCAAGCAAACGCAAACTCATAGTGTGTGAGTGTGTATCTGCTGAGATGTATAGCGTTGGTACTTGCACATGCACTGCAAGTGATAGAGCAAGTGTGGATTTACCAGCCCCTGGAGGACCAGCAATCATGCTTACCTCGCCCCGTCTAAACGCTATTTGCTGCTCAAGCAGAGAGCGCCACACTGTTGGCAGTGTCGCACCCCCTGCTGATGCAGTACGGATAGCGCGGGATAGGAGGCGCATAAACTATAGAGTTACCTTGTTAGGGCAAGACTGACCCTGTGGTTTAGGGCATGCATAGAACGCCTTGTATGGGCGACCAGTTGACTTAGCAATACCTGCTGGTACGAAGCGCATTGCTCCTGCACCGCATGCACAATCAGGTGCGCCTGCTGGTGCTGTTTGTACTGGGCGTGGTGCCACAGTTGTACCTTGTACTGGTACTGAGTTAGGGAAAGCATCCTTAACAACTGCCATACCTTCAACAGTTTTCTCAAGGTCAACAAGCGCAGCAAGGCGCTGTGTTAGTTGGTCAAGTAGTAAATCAAGTTCAGCACCATCGGTGGCACGAAGGTTAATCAACATGCCATCTTTCTTGGTTTTGAAGTTGATTTGGATTGGTGAGTTTTCACTCATTGTCATCTCCTAGTTCAGGGTATTTGTGGGATTCGGAACCATTAACTGCATAGCATGCGTGATTGACAGAACATGTACCGCACATAAATCCTGGCTGTGGGATAAAGATGTTGTTGTCTACCGCAGTCTTAAAGCCCTTAACCTGTGAGGCTAAGCGCCGTTCAGTGTAGTGTGATAGGTCTACTGGTTCAGTTAGTTCACCAGTACGAGCCATGAAGTAGGCACCCTTGACAGGGCGAATACCCATAGCCTTCTCGCACATAATCGCGTATGTGCCTAGTTGGGTATAGGTAACTGGTGGTTTGCTTGAAGTCTTGATGTCAACGACCACAAGTTCCCCATCGGGAGAAACCATAAGTCGGTCAAGAAAGCCCTTCATGAGGACTCCACCAATTTCTACATTGAGTTCAGTTTCAATGGCTGCCTCGCCACCTGACAGTAGGTACGGTTGGTATCCACTATCCTTGCGAAACTGTATCCAAAAATCTAACATCTTGGGTCCATTGTCCACCCACCATGAAGCATCCTCTTTGTTGGGATACTGCTTGGTAGCCCTGCCACCAGCACGGAACGGCATGCCGTTGTCAGCAAGACGGTAGTTATCCTCCCATTTATCTAGGAAGATTTGTCGTAAATCAAAGTCACCTATCTCCTGCAGTTGTGGGCTGAGGTTGTCGTACCACTCAGTACACTCATGTAAGGATTTACCCCCTACTAGCCAGTAGGATGGGTTCTCAGGCACTTTCTGTATGCGGGTAAGGTAGAACGACCAGCCACAGTTAAGCCATGTAGACATGGCGCTGTGGGAGATGTAACCTTTCCCAGTCTTTTCTTCAAGTGTCATACTTCTCCTTTGCAATAGAGGAGTTTACATGCACCTCGCTCCTCTATCCTGCGACACGCCGAGAAAACTACATCAGTGTAATTAAAAAATCAGTATACTCCTGTTCGTGCAGAACGGGTTAAGTGTATGTGTCTGCTGAAGCGTAAGCGGAAGCAGAGCATAGTTAAGCATAGTTATCGTGGTATTCCTACTCATGCATGTCCTTGCGGTTCTCAAGTAATTAAAGTCGCGTGCATATTTGAAGATGGCGAGATTGCTTTGTGGTTTACCGAAGCAGAGTGCGCATTATGTGGCGCTGAATTGACAGCCCCAACCCCACTTGATAAAGTCTAAGCGCTACAGTATTTGGGGAAGTGCTGTAGTGCAGTAAAACTACATATCGGATAAATGCAAAAAAGCCCCCGCTCACCAAGATTTCTCTTGATGGCGGGGGTTCTTTTGTTTAAACTATATTAAGTTATTTTGTTCTGCCGAACTCTCCTGCGGAGGGGTCCAACCACTTCAATACAGGACCGAGGAAGCCTGCGAGAGCAGCCATCCCAAGTGTTTTGAAATCGGTTTCACCAGCGAGGTAGAGTGCGATTGCAGCAGATGCTGCAGCACGGAACCAGGTCAGCGAGATTTGCTTTAGTGTTTCCATTAGTTACCTTTCTTGCCATGTACTTTGCAGCAGGTACATACGGGTGCCAATATGACACCTTTTGCCACCTTCTTCTTGGGCGTTCCGCCAATGGCTTCAGCCACTATCTGCTTAGTTAGGCTTGGTTGATTTTTCCACCAGAACCAAGGGCTGGTATCACCAGCGAACTCTGGCTTGATGGAAACATGGAGGTGTTTCGTATGCGGATTTTTACCTGCATACTTTCGGTCACCTTGCTTTGCATATTTGCGGGACCAAATCTTTCCATTGAATATGAGATAGTCAACTCGGTCATCTTCTTTGAGGCGTTGAAAGATGTCTGCACAGTCAATGCCATTCTTTGGGTCATGGGTTAAGTCTACCGCAAGACCTGTGTTGTGGTCTGAGTTAGGGCTTTGTTTTAAATGTGCAATGGAAGGGAGTAAACCGTCTGAGGCTTTCTTCCGCAGGGGTGCAAGGGCAGTCGCCTGGCGTAGCATGGCAATGGCAGCAGGGCTGGCAGACTTGGCAACCTTGGGTTTCATCTTTCACTTCCTCAATACTTCTTTGACTAAATCAGTTAACAGGTCAACTTTTTCTTCAAGGCTATTCACCTTGTCTTTCAGACTTGACCCACCGTTGGGTTTGAGTTCCGACAGATAATGTTTAGTTAGATGCTTAACACCCATGGCTAGTGCGCCAACAAGGGTGGTTACGGACACGGCTAAAGCAGCCCAATCAGCAGGAGTCATGTTTCTATCCTTATATGTTTAAACGACAGTACGAGCGACAATCTGGAGAATTCCACCGTAGCCTGAGAAGTTACCGCTAGGTGGTGTAGTGCGGGTGAAAGACACCTGCTCAATCACTGCTTCAATAGGTTCTCCGTCAGCAGTGAAATCTTGGATGATGATAGTTTCGCCTTGGGCTTCCATAGCCTCTAGCGCTTGGAGTCTACCGAGTGCGTAGCCTTGGAATCCCATGATGTTCTTATTGCGGTCACGCTCCGAATCAAAACAAAAGACAGGGATTTGAATAACACGAGCGCGGGTAGGAGTAGGCAGAGCCTTAACAGAGTAACCATAAATAACAGCGCCAGTCGTGGCAGTTGTATCGTTACGATTGAGGCGGAATTTAAACTGCGCTTCCACGCCAACATCTGTAAAAACCGATGAGAGGTCGTAGTCATAATCAGTTGTACTCCCTTGCGTTACGGTACGGAAGGCTGTGTCTGCTCCGTTTTGAACACGAAAGATGTCAATGTCACCTTGCAGAGTTCCCTCAGTGCGTAGTTTTAAACGCTTCCATGCTTTGTTCTCAAGGGTTTCGTAACGGATAATACCTGTGGTGATTTCACCTGACTCAACAAGTTCAGTTGCATGCTCAATAAATAAACCATCACCGTTTACACAGAAAGCAATTCTGCCATCGCCAAGGTTTGCAACGCCTTCTACTTTACCCGTTGCGCCTTCTGCATAAATATCTGTGGAGTATGCATAGGCACCATTTGTTAATGGCTGTGATAGGTCAACTCTATAGACACCAGAGTAGCCACCAACACCAGAGTCAACACCAGCAATAATAAATTTGCTGTATGCGCTCATCTTGAATATGCCTAGGTTGTTTTCAAATATAAGCGGTCCGTAAGAAAGGTCGCCAACTTCATTGGCTATTGCGATACGCAAACCTCTGCTAGTTCCTATGGCAACATAAGTTCCAAGGTAGCCAAGTAAGCCAGTTACTTCTTCTCCACTTGGTAGCGTTATCACGCTAGTCATGGTTGTTAACGCACCAGTGTTGTCTACCGTAATCTTGTATACATTACCCTGCTCACCAGAAAATCCACCAACATAGATTGCAGCACCTGCTTCTGTTATAGCCCTAAAGGTGTAGCCAGTTGGCATGGTGCTGCTGCCATTAACTGGGGTAAGAGTGCTTAGGTTGATTGATGAACCAGAATTTCTATTAATTTCATAAACAAATGTATTTTTATTTACATCATGAAACCCAAGCATGAAACGGTTTTTAACATAGGCAATAGTTGCTGTTTGTGCATTTGCCGTGTTAATTGTATAGTCTTGATGTAGTGATGGAGAAGCGGCATCAAATGAATATCGCCACACTTTGGTTGGTGTAACCATCATAAGGTCATTACCACCCATACCAACGGCTATGATGTTTTCAGTAATGGCAGTATTGTCAATAATGGTTGTTTCTGAATAATCACTAACTCTGATTCTTAATACACGGATTGTTTCCGTGGATGAATACTTAACTAATATCAGATACTCAACGCCACTAATGATGGTATTAAATACACGGCTATCGCCAGTTACTGCCTCTTGTAGGAATGTTCTGCGAAGCAGAGAGATTCTGCCTGGAGTCCAAGGGTTAATGCCAACAGATGAACTGAAGCGGAAGCGTGCTTCCTCTAAGGTTCCAGTGATTGGCTCTTGGTATGTGCTGCCTGTTCCAAGGTGGAATGATGACTGGCTGCGAATCCAGTAGCCTGAACCTGAAAGTGACTGCTCACCTGGGTCGCGTAGTTGGTCCACGCGCTGAGTACGAAACTCTGCAGTCTGACGGCGATATGGAGTATTGTCTGTAATCGCTGCAATAAAAGGCATGCCACCGATAGCAAAGTCATACTTGTATGTGGTTGGGTCGTAGTATGTGGAGATGCGACCCGACAGGTCAATTATTACGCGTTCAGATATATCGGGCGGTCTGCTGTCTACCATGCTGCTCCTTTAAATTAAATTGATGTCCAACCTCTGATACTGCCGCCCTCTACAGGGCATTTGAAAGGTAAATGTTTGCCATCGGCAATCCATTGACGGTGGGCTGCATTGTGAGCAGCCCAATCTATGTCGCTAGTCACTATGAAAGAAGTAGTTTTGCTTCGTCTTCGGTGATTCCTAGTTTGGCTAGGAGTGCTTGCTTGGCTGCTGCTGCTTCGGCTTCGGCTTGCGCTTTTAATTCTAATGCTGTTGGTAGTGTTGCCACTAAAGTAGCCATTTCAGGTTCTGCGTATTTATCCGTAACCCATTCCAAAAAGATTTCTTCAGAATCAGAAAACTTTATCGCACCAAAATCTTTATTAGGTATCAAATCTGGATAAATATGATTCACAACAATAGGTAAATCTTTAGGAGTAATTGTTAGAATTTGCATTATGCACCTATCTTATAGATAACCATACGAGAAGCGGCTCCATATTGTGGAGTACCACCAGAAGTAACATTAAGAGTAACAAAAGTGCTGATGTAATCAGTTGTGCCGTTACAATCTATAATACCAGAAACAGTTTGTGGAAGATTGTATGCTGCGTAAGAAATATAAAAATCGGCATCACATCTAGCAAATTCGCTTCCATTTTTTCTTAAAGAAACTGTACCCTGATGCCAGATACCTGCACCATTTGCATTTACCATAATAGTTGCGGTTACAAAGTATTTACCTGCTGTTTGTGGAGTAAATCTACCTGTACTTGTATTGTAAGCATTATCTGAATCAAAATTCTCATTACTGAATACTGCTTCGGTTGCAACATTGTCAGTGATATTTGTAGCATTAGCATTAACGGAACAGTAAGGAGTTAAAGAACCACCTGCAGGCGTAGCCCACTTAAGTCCCGTGGCTGTGCTAGAGTCAACAGTAAGGACCTGATTAGCAGAACCTACTGCCAAAATGCCAGAGTCATTGGTGGTAGTACCTACTACCAAATCGCCCTTTGCTGCAGGAGCAACAGCGTTAGATGATGCTTTTGATATAGGCATTAGTTACCTCCAAGGATTGCTGCTTTGAGTTCGTCTAAAGATAGTCCTACTGATGCCAACTTGTCAGCGATGGTAGGTTCAGGAGCAGGTTGTGGAATATGTGCGTTTAACACATCCTGTGCCTTCTGGGTATCGGCAGGATTGATGTCTAACCAGAAAGTACCGCTAGCATCAAGTTTAGGTGATGTATTACGATTAATAGAAATACCTGCCGCTTCTAGTTCATCGCAAAGTTGAATTCCATTTACTTCTAAAGGTTTATCAAATGCTATCATTATCCCACCCTATACATTCCGAAGGAGCCATAACTTCCAGTATTTTCCCAAGTTTGATTAGAACCAGCATCGTGATAAACAGACATCTGTAGGTAATCTCCATCATTTAGATAAAAAGTTCCCAAAGCAACAATGCTTGTCCAGTCGCTAGTTCTTTTTTGCATACGAACTCTTATTAATTCATTTGTATTTTTGTCAATTAAGATTTGACCAATGCTAATTAATCCTGTTGATGTCCACATACCCCAAGCAAATACACTGTAATAACCTGCTTTTCCTGTAGGAACAGTTAATCTATCGGTATTAGATGATGTGCTATGGTATCCATCTGTATCGTAGACTTCTTGATTAAAAGTCAAAGTAGTAGAAACTCCACTGGGAACAGTTGTAGCAGTAGAATTTTTTACTAATACACCACCAAATGTTGGATACGGAGCAGCACCCCACGCAGGAATACCACCGCTTACCTTTAGTACTTGGTCAGTGCTACCAATCCCAAGACGAGCAGGGGTATTAGCAGCAGATGCGTAGATGATGTCGCCAGTGGTAGTAGTCAAAGTGTTTCTAATAAACCTACCATCAGCAACTGTCTGTGAATAGGTATCTGTTAGTGGGATTGTCTGGTTAGCAAATACTTCAATGATGTCGCCAGCAAGAGTTGCATCAATAAGTGTGATGCTTGTGCCATTGGTTGCGGTGTAGTCATTACCGCGTGAGAGCAGGGTACCGTTACGGTAGACAGCCTCATAGCCTACTGAGTAGACCAGTGATACTGAGTTGTCGTCTAGTCCAGACAGGCTGGTAGTACCAGCGTTAGGTGCCTTAGACCAGCGAGTAGTCAGTACTGGTGTAGTACCTATTCTTCCTGTTGCCATCTAGTTTCCTCCAAGTGCTGCTTTGAGTTCTTCAAGTGAAAGCCCAACGCTTGCTAGTTTTTCAGCAACTGTTGGTTCAGTAGGTGCTGGTGGGTTGTGAGCATCAAGGGCTGCTTGTGCTTGCTCAAAAGAACATTCACCACGAATATATAACTGACCATCTTTAGTAAACAATTCCCATCCAGTTTCATTTCTAAAAATATCAGTGCTAAGTGGTTTGTTGGGCATAGTCATCAAATGTTCCATATTATGCTCCTAAGTAATATAGATAAAATGCTGCAACTACAGTTGGTGTTGCTGTTGCGTTATAAACCATATAAAGTTCTACATAATCTCCAGCCGATAAACTTACTATTCTTGAACCCAAAATAGCAGCATTATTTCCACCAAGATTTCTGTGTTGCTGTAATATGTTCTGGTCGCCACTGCCAGAGCCATTTAAGTAATATCTTAGAGTAAAACCATCAGATGAACCAGCACTTAATGAACCATATCCTATAAGAAGATATTTTCCGCCATATCCAGATGGAATAGTAAAACGACTATTGTTTGTGGAGTTATCGTGAAAACCATTAGTGTCAACAACTTCACTGTCAAAAGGAATTTGAAAAGCAACATTGTTTGTAATTGATATTGTCCCACTACCTCTTGTTGCCCAAGCGCCAACAAAACTAGGACTTGCAGGCGTAGCCCATTTGAGTCCTGTCGCCGTACTTGAGTCCACAGTGAGGACTTGGTTAGCGCTACCAACAGCCAGCCTTGCTGGTGTATCTGCTGCTGTGGCTACAATCAAGTCACCCTTAGCATCAAGGATAGTAGGCTGAATTGCGGTATCACCCGCACCTAATCTTCCTGTTGACATATTATGAAATCTCGCTTCCGTAAGCGTTGAATGAGAAGTTAGCAGATGAGGCATACACTGTTACTACATCAGTAGCACCAAGTGTTAGTCCCAATGTCAAGGTGTCTGTTGTATTAGCAGGTAGGCTGATGTCATATGCGACATACTGTGCTGCAGCGAGCGATGCTCCTGCAATGCGTACTGCGATGCGATAAGTACCAGCAGTTGCTGCTTGGTTACATACTGTCACAGTTGATACGATAGTCTGCGTAGCAGACGGTACTGTGTAGAGGGTTGTTGCTGTTGTTGCCGATGGGTTTGATTGCCCAAGGACTTTATAGGTTGTTGGCATTTATTTCTCCTTAGTTACATCCCACCGAACAGCAACGCTGTTGGTGTTGGGTCTGTTGTAATTGTTGCCCACGAAGCGGTAGTTCCGTCTGTGGTCAAATACTTTCCTGAGTTTCCTGTCTGGCTTGGTAGAGCATCTATTGCTGTCCAAGCAAGTCCTGATGCTGTTGCTGAACTTACTGTCAACACATAACCATTGGTTGATGCGACTGTAAGAATTGTTGAACTATCTGCACCTGTTCCAACAATCAAATCACCCTTGGCATTGGTATCAAGCCCAAGAGTTACGCTGCCTGATGTGCCTCCACCTTGGAGTCCATTGCCCGCAACAACTGCGGTTATATCTCCAGTAGATGTAAAGACTTGCCACGATGATGTACCACCGTTCCAGACATACATGTTGCCATCGGAAGTGTCATAATAAATAACACCTGCGGTTAATGGGTTGCCATCATTGTCTACTGTTGGTGGTGTTGACTTTGGACCAAGGTAACGGTCATCAAAGGAGTCCCATGCAGCCTCTGCAGATGTAGCGCTAGATGCAGCGCTTGTAGCAGATGTTGCTGCTGCGGTTGCACTATTGGCTGCTGAGGTAGCAGAAGTGGCTGCATTGGTTTCTGATGTAGCAGCAGCGCTTGCTGAATTAGAAGCACTTGTTGCACTGGTTGCAGCACTGGTAGCCGATGTTGCAGCACTTGATGCGGAGGTAGCAGCAGCACTAGCGCTATTGGCTGAGGCTGTTGCACTGTTGGCTGCGCTTGTGGCTGAAGTTGCTGCAGCAGTTGCTGAGTTAGCAGCGTTTGTTTCACTTGAAGCAGCAGCCGTTGCACTGGCTGCAGCACTGGTTGCATAGCCTGCGATTGTTGCTACGGATGCAGCAGCAGTTGTTGCAGAAGCAGCAGCGCTGGTTGCTGATGTGGCTGCAGCCGATGCGCTTGTAGCAGCGCTTGTAGCGCTGGTAGCAGCAGCAGTAGCAGAATTAGATGCGCTAGTCGCGCTTGTTGCAGCAGAGGTTGCACTCGTTGCTGCTGCGCTGGCACTACTAGCAGATGCTGTAGCACTATTCGCAGCAGATGTGGCTGATGTCGCTGCTGCTGTAGCAGAGTTAGAGGCTGAGGTAGCAGAGGTTGCTGCTGCTGCAGCAGAGGCTGCTGCTTGTGCAACACCACTACTAACGCCAGTGTCTACATAATTTTTAGTGGCTGCATCTTGTGCTGATGTTGGGTCGCCAAGACCAGTAATTTTATATGTTGCAGCAGCAAGGTTTGAGCCAAGAGTTTTATTAGATAAGGTTTGGCTGGCATCTGCAATAACTACAGTTCCTGAAGTATTTGGAAGTGTGATATTTCTATCTGCTGTTGGGTCCTCAACATTTAATGTTGTTTCAAAACCATTATCTGTTGCGCCTTCAAAATGCAGACCAGTAGAACCGATTGTTTTATTAGTGAGGGTTTGCTCTTTGGTTGTACCTACAATGACACCATCGCCAGTGGCAATACCGTGAACATGTGTTTGGTTAGCAGCAGTAAGGATTGCCTCGTCAATGTCATAGCCACGAGCAGCAATGTGGTTTTCTGATTCACGGAAGTCACGACCAGATACACCATGGCGAACCACCGCACCAGCAGAGTGGGCTACAGCCTGTGTATTGTCAGAGCCACGAGTGACAGTAAGAGTTGTGCTTGTACCGCTTGTGACTGTAATGACTTCTTCTTTAGAAGTGTCAGGGTCAACGATGAGCGTGTACGGAAATGATGTCGGGAATCCGCTAATGGATGCGACAATGAATGATGTGTATGACTGCCCCTGCGACTGTGCGGGGATAGATGCTTGGAGCGAGGTTTCTACTGCGGTTGAGGAGTAGTACCGCGCTGGTGAGCCTGGGTCGCCTGCTGCCATTTTCTACCTTATCTCTGATAGTGCGAACGGATTGGATGTTGACGGCGTTGGTTATTCGCCACTTCGTTTAAACGCTGCTGATAAATGTTGTACAAGAATCTGGCTGCGTTCTGCCCCGAACCTGTCGGGCGCACGCCATCAAGGATGTCTGCTGCTGCAGACTGAGGACCAAGGCGTGAAGGGTCCAAGAACGAAATCATGCGGAAGGCTGCGCCATAGATGGCAACATCCTCCGAATAAGATGGAAAGCCTGTTACTGTTTCATAAACATCAGTATCATTAACAAGTGCTGTTGGGCGCTTGCTGTATGACACATGCACTGTTTGTCCAGGAACAATCTCTGAATAGATAGATAGGCTCTTTGTGGTAGCAAAGGCATCTGAATCTGCAACTCTATCTAGTTGCCATGCACGAGATGGAAACCACTCTTTGGATGGCCCTACTGTTGAGTAAGTTACAGATAAAACATTTTGTACTGCAGCAGGAATCTCATAGGAATACTGTGCTGCTACATAATCAAAGTCATAGGTACCTACCGCAAAGATGCTTGGGTACATAGCATTGATTGTGTCATTGATGGCGTTCTTAATCTCTTGCCGTGGGAACAGTGGTGCCATTGTTACTTTGGCATTGCTTGTGTGAGCAGCAGCAGTTGTGCCACGCTGCGCTCTACCCCATGGAGCAAGGCTTAGAGTATTGGCTACATTGTCTGTAGAGTTAACGAATACAATTTCATCGTCAATCTGTACATAACCACGCCCAATAACTGAAGCATCATAAACGCTCAAGGTTGTTGCTGTGCTAGTAGCGTTGCTAACTAGCCAAGTAGCAGGCTCTGTGTTCTCTGTATAGCCATGCAATACAGCCTCAACACGGTCTGCTAGTTGTCCGAAAGTACTCATAGGTCAATGCTCCTTAATGCAACCACGGCTGATAATCCAGAGGTGCCAGCAAGTTCATTGCAGATGGCGTTTAAACCTTTGTAGTCATTTGGCTGGCGTGTAGAACTAGCCTTGTAATTGAGGGCAGCAATCAGTCCTTTGCCAGTAGTTCCAGCCCACGCATTAGCAGCACCTTGTGGTGCATCGTAAACTGTATAAACAGGGTATGTACCGCCATTGGCTAGACGGTTAAGTTCACCCGTAAGTGTGCTTCCTGCTGCTCCTGTTGCCATTACTTGCCTTTCTTCTTAGCCTTGCGAGCCACTGCTGCGTTATCTACTAGGTTCGGATACTTCCGACCCGCAGCCTTTGCACGAGCCTTGGCAGCAGCCTTCTGTGCAGAAGTAAGTTTTGTAGATGTCTTTTTTGGATTCTTCTTGTCCCAAAATGCTTTACCTTTCACCACTTCACCTTGTCTGCCCAATACGCTGCACTCATCTTGCCCTTAGCAATGTTCTTTGCATGGCGGGCTTTAAATGATTTCTGTCGCTTTGTGGGCTGTCTATCGCCTGTTACACCTTGTTGACCAAAACGGATGGTCTTTACTTGGCTGCCTTCTTTTGCTACCACCACATGTGATTTACTTGGGTGGCTTGGTGTGCGCTTTGGTTTATTGAAACCAGATACGCCAGCCCTCGCTAGGCGAGGGTCGCGCTTACTTCTTTTTTCCGCCACGCTTAGCAGCCTTCTTCTTAGCCATTCCTGCTTCGCTCATAGCGATAGCAACGGCTTGCTTCTTGGACTTAACAACGGGTCCACCCTTACCTGAGTGAAGGGTTCCACGCTTGTACTCGCCCATTACTTTGCCAACTTTTTTCATTGCTGCTTTTTTCTTCATTAGTCGTAATCCTCTGAGTCGTTTTCTTCCATCTTGCTCATTGGGGATTCGCCAATACGGACAATTGGCTTGTTATACATGGCTACATTTGGAGCCTTTGGTAGTTGTGTAGGTGTTCTGCCACCAACGCCGTAAGGCGTTACAGTTCCGAAGCAATTGCACTCAATGCACATTATTCTTCCTCATCTTCGTAAATGTCCTCATCTTCTATAGTGGGAGAGGGCAGTCCCCACATTGGCTCTGGGATAATTGAGTTAGTCGTCATCATCCTCATCCAACATTTTCTTAATCTCATCCTCAGAAGGGGAGCGGTATTGCACCCAACTTGGATAAGAACCTTTATCCATTACAAAGGTAAGGGCTACATCAGACTTAAAGCCTGCCTTGAGTAAGGAGTTGTAGTACTCGTTAAGCCAAATGCAGTACATCTCTAGTTCTGTATATGACTCATCCTTGACTGTGCGAACCCGTGCTGCAGCCTTTTTCTTGCGTTGTGGTTTGCGAGCAGCCATGATTCCTCCCTATGCTCCGAACGCCTTACCTGTTTCATTTGAAATTCTTACTGCTTCTTGAACCTTTTTCATGCTGGTTCCTGCGGGCTGTATGCCCTGAGCGCGGGCATCTCTATATGCCTGCAATTCTTTATCCCAGTTCTTTGAAGATACGCTGAGGTTAGAGTTAGCATCTCCTGTATTCATGACAAGAGTTCCAACTTTGCAACCAAAGCAACCCTCAACAAACTCTGGGTGGGTCTGTATTTGATGTAGGTTCATGCTGGTGTTATGTACTCTCCATAGCCTTGTGCTGTTAGCGCATCGGCTGTCTGTTGTGTAATCAGAGTTGATGTACCACCTGGGTAGTACTCCTCAGCAGTAGTTGTGAGAATCTGACTTGGGTATCTGTATGAGGAATAAATACCGTTTAAACGCAAGACTGAGATACCACGCGCTATCTTGTAGCGAGCAAAGAGGATGTTATCTCCTGCAGGAGTTTCATCTACCGTAGGGGTAGTGAAGTAATACATTGACATTAAGCCTCCTAATGGACTCACCCCGAAGGGGCAGACTTTTCAAATATGCCTGCCCCTCAGAGTCAATCAACTAAAGTGCAGCGATTGAAGAACCAGTTTCAATGCGGTATAGCGCCTCTTGACGGTAGATGCTCCATCCGAGAACACCGTACCAACCGATTGGGCGGAAACGCATCAACTTATCAGTTACTGGACCGATAACAACATTTGGCTCCTGTGATACGGCTTCTGCCAATGCTTGCTTTCCAGCAAGGATTGTGGAGAATACGCGAGTTACTGGAGTTACTGTTACAACTGTAGAAACAGTTACAGCAGCAGTGTTAGCAGTGTCAACAGTGAATGTAGTTGTTGAACCTGAAGTTGAGATTGCAGTAATCTTGGCACCTGAAGCGATACCAGTTCCTGAAACCTTGTCGCCTACTTCTGCACGAGTTGCGATGACTGCAGATGAAGCAACACCGAAGGTGAAGC